CTGTTAATGTAGCGTTTCCTGTAAGAACTTTAAAGTTAGGTAGTATTCTTCTCATTGCTAAAAAGAACTCACCATTACCTTGAACATCTAAATCAAAGTCGTAAGATTTTATATTTGATGCAATAGCTGTGGTTGAACCATCAGGATTAATTTGATCAGTTCCAACCTCATGTTCAAAATAAGTTGTTTGACCTAATCCACTTAAACCTATTATGCTGGGAAAAGTTCCCTCTGCAGTATCATCGAATTTAGTTGCAAAAGGTTTTGGGTATACAATAGAGTCAACCCAAGTTGTTCTAGGCTCATTTCCTGTGTACCATATTAATCCATTTTGCGGATTAGACTCACCATAATTATAAACTACATACCTATTATTATAAGCTGATCCTGAAGTTGGATACCACCAAATTACTTCTGAAAACAAATTGTTTATACCTGCACAAACCTGTTGACCCTTTGTTGTGTCAAAGTCATCATAAACATAATCCTCTACAGAAGATAGTAATGTTTTAACTGTACCATCAAAAGCAAAGAAACCATTATTACTTATCCAATAGGCTACACCATCAATTTCAACAGCAGCATTCTGACCTATTAATCCACAGTTTGTACCGACTTGTTCAAAACCAAATGTAAACGGAGCACCAACAAATTTCATTGTATATAATGCATTATCTGTCCATACTAGAATATTTTCTTTAGCAACCAAAGCACCTACAATTTTTGTACCATCTTGTAGTCTTTGTGTACCCGCTGTGGGTGTATAATCATTTATAGATTCTTGGTCTGAAAATCTAATAAACATATCATCTTGTGTCGTTGGATCACCAATTGTTGTCTCTGTTCCAAAGTGAATTAAGTGTCTTGTTGTTGGTGATATCAAAGTTGTTCTAGTTGCTGTTGGATTACCAAGTGAACCACTGATTGCTGTAGAAAAACCAGTGGTTGTTTTAGATGCTCTTGTTGTGAAATTAGCTGCAATAGAAGAATCCCAAGTAAAAGTTTCACCATTAGCAATAGTTGCTACTAACACTTGACCAAAGTTACTTAATGACCATAGCCCTGGTTCAAGAGTCACGGTTGATGCAGATACAGCATCTCCAAACCCTGTCCATAAAGTTGCGTCTTGAACAGTTGTGTTTGTAGAATGGGCTTGACCATTTGATGTACCAGCTGTCGCTGTTCCTTTTGCACCTCTAGTAATTCCTAGAAAGTTTGTAGAGTTTGTTGATGTGTAAGTTATTAATTCTGCATCTGGAACTGCACCTACAGCAATAGTTCCTGCTGATGCAAATCCTGCTGTGGCATCTACAGTTACACTTGTTCCTGATCCACCTGTACCTGCTGTGTCAGCATTTAATGATCCATCTAATTCTGTGCTTTGTGATCCTGTTATTGTTCCACCATAATTACCAATACCAAAACCATAACCATAAGATTGTGCTTCTGGTCCAACTGTTTGGTAGGGTTCTACTATACAAGAACTTCCCGAAGTTAAATCGGAGCCACCTCCATTAGCTTCTGCTGATGGGGATGTGACTGTAAAAGTAGTTGATGTAGGAACTGTTATGACTTGACAAAGTTTATCTTCAAAAGTTGAAGCAGCAATGCTTGAACCTGTAGGCATTGTCACTGAATCTAATTCAATAATATCTCCTACTTCTAAGTCATGATTAGTTGATGTTGTAATTGTAACAGCAGTTCCTCTAGTTGTACTTGTAGTAATTGTAGAACCTGTAAAAGTTATTTGAGCCCCCGCATTGTTACTTCTAAAAGGAGTAATATCATAAAGAGCTCCCTCAAAATAAATAAGTAAAAATTTATCTGTACCTATAGCTACATATCTATTACCATCAAGATCTACAAATGCGTGTTGTTTTCTAGCAACACCAACAATTGTGTCAGGTAGTAGTGAAGACCACCCTCCAACTTTTTCAGGAAGATTATATCTGAAACGAACATTGTCTGAGTCAACCCATCTGTTTTCTGCACCTACAGACGTGTCTTGTTTGTCTATGCCTGATCTAAATTTAAAATCAATTAGAGCCATTAATGTAGCCCCTATGCTGTGTTAGTCTTAAATGCCCAACCTCTTGTTGCATCTACATAAACTAATGTAACTGCTTGACCAGCTGTGCTTAAAGTTAAATTGGATGCAGCTGAGTTTATAGGCTGACCATTTCTATCTACTGTTACATTGTTAGAGTTAAAAGTTCCTCTTGCATCAATAATAGTTACCTCTTCTCCAACAGATGGAGATGAAGGTAAATCTATTTCAATTGGGTTAGCAGTTGTGTTTGCTAAAATTTGATCTCCATTTACAGCAGGGAAAGGAGTGTTTGAATCAGTTATAGATGCATAACCTTTTTCAAGAATAGTCATGACAGTTTCTGTTCCGTTTGATCTACAAAGAACAGTTGAACCCACTGGTATTTGAGTAGTAGTACCACTCGCTGTTAAAACTCCTAACGTTCTATTTGCTGTGCCTCTAACAGTATCATCTTTCATAATCCATACTCTAGTTACACCTGAACCACTTGGCATTGTAATTGTTCTATTACCCGCTAGAGTTCCATGTAATCTTAAGTATGCATTTTTACCATTTGATGTAGCACCATCTGTAAGTAATAATGTAACACTAGCTCCCGCCATGTCGACATCTAAAACTCCAGATGATCCTTGTTCTAAGATCTGTAAATTAGTATTAGTGATTCCACCCCATTGTCCAGCTTTCTCACCTGTTGTTATAATTTCTAGTTTTAAATCTGATGAAAATGTTGATGCCATATTAATTTGTATCTATTCGTGTCCAAACCATATCTACGCCTGGAACTATTTCACTCCATGTTATTGCCGCAACTTCTCCTGTAGCTAGAGTTAAATCAACTCCTGTAAGGTCTATATTTGCGTCAGCAGTTATTGTAACACTTCCTGTAGCTAAGGTCAATTGGTTTACAGTAGGCGTGAGATCTACGCTTGTGGTTGCTTCTGGTGTTCCTGTGGTTAATGTAACCTGACTACCTGTGGCAGTAAAATTAGAATCTGCTGTGATAGTTAATGTTCCAAGGCCAAGTGTTAATCTATTTGGATCAGGTATCTCTGTAATAGAATCTGCGGTAATAGCAGGGTTTCCAATACTTATCGAAAGTTGATTACGAACTACACTTACTTGTACATCACCAGCTGTTTGGGCTGTTGCGAATGGTAATGCAGCTATTGCGTCAAATCCTAAACTCATAAATAATCCTTAAAAGGAGACAGTGAGGTATGTGGTGGAGTCACTGCCTCCATCTAAGGATTATATTACTTTTTGAACCAACTTGGAAGTCCTAAATGCAGTCTTCTATCATTTACATTTTTATCTGCATCTTTAGATTTTTGGTCGTTATAATGTAAGAATACTTGGGCACAGTTATCGCCTTGAAACTCTTCTCTCCAATGTTCTAATTCCATGCCTCTATAAACAAGCATATCACCAGGTTTTAAATTAACCATAATACCTTTGTTCTGACTAGACACAGTTATCTTTTTACCATCAGGTATACCTACATTTTTCTTTGGCTCTAAATGTATTGGCCAAGGGTCGCCACCTAAATTTAATGTCGTGGATATTTCACAACTAAATCTGTCTTTGTGTCTATGTAAGACATCACCTGCTTTATATATCCTTGCGTAAGAATATGTTGGATTTAATTTTAAACCTGTTTTTTTCTCCATAATAGGCAAGGTTCTCATTAACAAAGTTTCCATAGCTACATCTGCATAATGAGAATATGTGTTTGGAACTTGTGCATCTGCCCACGTTCCCCACTCCTCTGTAAATTGAGAGATATATCTGTGATCAAACAAAGTTCTTGCTACCTGTCTTTTAAGTAAAAAATAATTATAAACAAATTCAGCTATATCTTTTGGTACAGCTTCTTTAATTACGACATATTTATTTTTTTTGAAGCTCATCTTTTTGACTCCTTTCTTTTGATATTGCTGTTTCAACAACTTTAATATTCCAATGTATAAATCTAAAAGGCTCCAAGCCTGGATCTACCGCATATTCATGTGGAACATATCCAGGAAAAATAATCATAGTTCCTGGTTGTGGTTTGTAATTAACCATGCTTGAACCTAGTGATATTTGTTTATCATCTTTTAATGGTAACTTTGTCATTATTGAACCAGGCCTTGGATCATGAAATATAGGAAAAGATGTCTTTTCACTACATTTTAAAAAATAAAATCCAGACACATGTTGATTCCAATGAGCATGAGTTGAATGATGACCACCACCTTTTTCACTAAATTCTTGAACCCAAAATTCTGTAAAGTGTAAACTATGATTTTGTAAATTAAAACCTGACCAATCTAAAAATTCATAAGATCTTTGACCTATAAATTGCACCAAGTCTTTTACTTTAGGATCGTTTGAAAAACTTTCACTGTGTTTAGATAAACCAAACGTACCTATATCTTTCTTCCATTTAGGTTCATTTTTTAATTTATCTTTTAAAATTTTCTCAGCTTTCTTAATATATTTATCTGTCACTTTAATTGTATTTTTCAAAAACATTGGTGCTTCTGCTACCCACAATGGTGTTTGAAAATAAAATGCAGATTTAAAATCCACATGTCCTTTTGGTTTATTACTTCCGCCTTGTATCATATTATTTAAAAGGATAACCTAGATTCCATATTACTAGACTATGCCTTACTCCTTTTGTTACTGGTTTAACTCTATGCCATACAAAGCTAGGAAATACAACTAAAGAGCCTTTTGGTAATATTTCAGTACAGGGTCTAATGTTAGGTTTTTTATCAGGGTCTTCATTCCTAAAATCATACCATTTGTTGGTCCTTTCTGTACATAAGGTTTATCCCAACTATCACAATGCCAATCATAATATTGACCTTTTTTATATATTGTAAACTGACAAGCTTCAGACCAATCCCATTCAAAATTCCAACCTGCGTTTGCATTTGCTTGATGAACATAAGGCTGAATCTCTTTATATATCCAGTGATCGTCCATCCAAACAATATTTGAATCTCTTTTCTTTTGTAAATTTTTTATTTCTTCTTTGTTAAGAGGATCTTTATTTAAATCTCTATCTCTACCAAAACCACCTGTAATAGCCATGATCTCTCTTTGTTTTTCTGCCTTACCGTATTGCACAATCATATCACAAATTCTTGGTGGTATTATAGACTGAAAGTACCAGTAGTAATTAGTTATATTCATACTAAAACAAACCACCCTGTTACAATATATTTATGTTCTGTTTTAGAAATTATTCCTGCATGGGGATGAGTAAAATCTGCAGGCCATAAAATAAGATTTCCCTTGATTGCTTTAGTAACAATTTTTTGATGAGGAAATACAGTTCCCCCTTCATCCTTTATGGTATTTAAGTATAACATATAAACAACTTGTCTATCTTGAACATCTTTATAACCTCTTTCATAGTGCAAAGTAGAATAACCTGAGCCAGGTTGATAGTGTTGAATTTTATTAGTAACATAAGTTTTAAGGGCACCACGTATTTGATATTTTTTTGCATACTCTGTTATGGCAGCGCCTAAACACTTAAAAAACTTTTTAATCGTTGAATTTTGAGATTCGTTGTAAAATAAAGAATCTTTAGCGTTTGGAATGTCTTCTCTTAATTGTGTGTATTGTTTATTTTTTTTATAGTACTTTATTAAATCATCACAAAGTGATTCTGATACCTTATATGTTTCAATAAAATTAGATATATTCATAATTAATTGTTAAAATTATATTTAAGCTATTAGAAGTATTAGGTGAAAAAGAATACCTATTGGTAGCTGGAAACATAATAAAGTTATTGTTTTTTAAAGGCATGTGCCAAGTTCTATATTTTCTTCTGTTGTCATCATATTCAATAATACATTCTGATGAACCTTCTTTAACATCAACACCATAGATTAAGGTATAGTCTGGTGAGTTACGTAAATCAACAGGATCAACTTGATTTCTTATCCAAGATTTTTCTTCAGGATGCATAACATTGCCATGCATAGTTTTTGGAACTAATGTGTAAGTATATTCAAGCCTCCAATGATCCCTTATATAATCCATCATCCATTGCAAAGGTTGAGAATAAGGAGCTACATAATCATTAAAAGCATAAGCTTTTGGGTTATTATTAATTCTTGTTTTCTGTACGTAGGATTCTATAATGTCATTTCTTATCTTATCAAGATCAATCTCAAAGCCTTTTGGCATTTCAATTTCCCCATAATACAAATCTATTTCAGATAATACTTTCTTTTGCATACCTAATTAGTATGTAATAAACCCTAATAATAATGTCAAGTGGATTATGTAGCGACTTTATCCCAAGCACCTGTAGACTCATTCCACTCATACGTATGAGTAGCTTGTTCTTCTTCA